GCCGATCTTACCGGTACGGATGGTGCTTGAAGCATCACCAGTGAAGTAAGCCTGTGCAATGTCAGTTTGCATCAAGATTTGACGCTCGTATGGTGACAAGATCAACCAACGGCCCTCTTCAGGAACGTTCTGCTCGTCCAACGCTGCTGACATACGCAAGATGGTGTTCAGCAAGTCCTTAGGAGTAGATGTTACGTCTACAGGAGCCGCGTCAGTACCTAAGTCGTAAGAAGCAGACAACGCACCTGCGGTAGCACCTTTGTTGTTTGCATTTGCGCCGTTGGTGACGAACCAGTTGTAGAAAACGTCGTTTTCGATAGCGATCTTCAACTGCTTAGCAGCGTCATCAGTAAACATGTTCATCAAGTCCATGTCTGACTGGTGCGCCAACACGTCGTTGACCTGCACGCTGAAGTACTTACCTTTATCGATCTGCATGTCTTGGAAGATCGGAGTAGGAACTTCTGAGTTTAGAGTGGTACCAGCACCCGCGTAATCATTGATAGTGATTGAAGGCGCAGTACGGATACGGATGGTATCGCCTTGATTCTTGATTTCGCCTTCCCAGTCGGTGTTAGCGATTTCAGTCATCATGGTGTTTGCATAGAATTTTGCATTCAGTTTCTTAGACCACAACTGTGGAATAAATGCACCTGAATACGATGGATTAGTATCAAACGCACCGTTTGATACTACGGGAAATACAGCAGCCATTGGTTAATCTCCTAAATAGCTAGTAAAACAAAGTTTTTGGCTACGGCTGCTAACATGTTAACGAGTTATTTCACTCGCCCTTCCATGTAGGCAGACGTAAGTTCAGCTTCAAGTTTTTCGGCGTCACCGTACTTGCCCTGCGTGTTCAGGATACGAACCTTGTCCCATGCACGTTCGATCTCCGCATTGGAGTAAACCTTGCCGGTAGTATTCGTAGCCGTCTGCGTCGTAGGACTGCTAGAACGGGTCGGCGCAACTTGCTTTTCAAGTTCTGCTTGGCGGGTGTCTACAACCGGTTGTTCCTTCGGTTTGATGCTTTCTTTAAACAGATTCACGTAATGTGCTACTGCTTTTGCATCGCCGTTGTTAAACGCGATTTGAGCCATTTCACGGCGCGGTCCGTTGACCATTGGGTCGTACTCATTGAGCCAACCCACCCAACGCTCGTCGTTGTCAATCTGGTCAAAATCAGGAACCAGCTGATGTAGCTGCTGACTAAAACTCATATTGCCAATTTGTCCGCCGGTATCTTCGAGCTGCTTTTGCAGCGCTTCGATTACCTTAGACTGCGCCTCAAGTTTCTCGTCGTACTCTTGTGCGACTTCTCTTGCGACACGACGTTGGACGTCGATTAATTCCTCACCAAACTCCTCTCGATCAGCGTCAGTTACATAACTAACCTTCTCTTTTGGTTTCGCAGCTTCGGCTTTCTTTGCGTCTTCCATCTCCTTACGGAACATGTCTAACTGCTCAGTCAGCTCCTTAACTTGACTATGCAAGCGAGGAACTTCAGCGTCGTACTTACCTCGTAAGGTGTTGTACTTTTGCTTAAAGTCATCTGCTACTTCCGCAACAGGCGGTTCAGCCGGCTTTGCTTCTTCAGGTTGTGGTTCCTCGGATTTTGCTTCGTTAGTTACTTCAGCTTCAGTTTCCTCAACGACTTCTTCCATCGGTTCTTCGGCTTCTGCCTCGACCTCCGGCTCGTTTTGGGCTGCAATTTGTTTCTCTAACTCTTCAATTTCGCGTAGTTCTGCCTCTACCTGACGTGGCAATGCCATTTCTTTCTCCTTAAAGCACCAACTCTGTTTTGCAGCGCCCGAAGTATGCTGCTCCCGTCATGGTGTGCTTCAGTTATGCGCCTCTCAGCGCGATTCGACTTTCCGTGCTGCTTCAACAGCGTCCAAAAAGCCCTGTAGTGCTTGCGCTCGCCCTTGCAGACGGTGGATTCGTGCCGTTTCGTCCGCGCTGACCAGTGCAGCTTTAGTCTCGTCTAATAACGAGCCAATAATTTTTAAAACTTTATCGTTACCGGGTTCGAGCATTCTCGCGAGTGCCCTAATCTCCTGAACATCTAAAGTGTTAAGGTTAAACATATTGTTAGTCGCTAGTTACTACTTGTCAACACGTTAACAGATTAATTTCCATTTGGACGAGGACTCATATAATTATCCTGCCGTCCGCCAGCCGGTGTGCCATCTTCTTGCAGGTTGGCGCTTTCTTGAGCTGCCATCTGTTCCTGCTGCATCATCATCATTTGCTGCTGCATTATCTGTTGTTGCTGCACTTCTTCACGAGTAGGCACCAAACGGTCCACGTTCGCGTTGAGATTACCTGCCAAATCGCGCATAAGTTCTGCCGTACCCGGTAGACCCACGATCTGCTGAGCAACAGGGCTTTCAAGCACAAGTCGTAAAAATTCTGTCTTACGGACTGCTTCAGCCTCTTTAACAACAAGCGACATAGCGCCTTTTGCGACAATTTGTACATCACCGATCAAATCCGGGTCTTGTGAGTAACGAATATTTCGTTGGTACTGACGCTCAAGCATTGGCGTCATAATGTCGGTATCGATATTACCGATAACCTGTTTAATTGATTTACCCGCGTTCGAGATCAACATCGACAAGCCAGATGAGGTACGACCTGCGCCGGGAACGTGTTCACCGGTCATATATCGAGGAATACCTGTGGTCTCGTCCGCCAACGATAGGAAGCGGTCAAACACAGCCATAAGCTCTTGAGCGTTTGAGCTTGGCTGGAAGAAAGAAATCGGTGGTGAGCCGTCGTTATAGTCTGACTGCTGGAACTGCCAGATTTTCCAAGGGTACATCTGAGTAACATCTTCACCAGCCGGCAAACGCGAAATGTTCAGTCCGACTTGCGGACCCGACGCGAGACCCATGTTGTTAGCCAGAGCACGGGCAGCGGCGTTACACATATTTTGTGCGTCCATAGCCAAGTCAGCGACGCCATTGCCGTCGACACGGCCCGGAATTTTTTCGTAAGAAGTGACGAAATACGGTTTGCGACCGAGTGGATCATAATTAAGTACTGCCTTTATGACCGTGTTGTTGATGAGCCAGACTTCGCAGCAATATGACTTAGCTTTGTCAGTTACTTCCGTCTCGTCCATACCCCATTCAAGAAGCATTTCACCCGGAATATGATCCCAAAGTTGAAGTGCATAAACCAAATCGTCATAGCCGTCGTCAGTGTTTTTATCAAAGACATCGTCGTGGCGTTCAACTTCGTCTTCCAACCACGCATTAGTCCCAAACTCCGACATGACTGTGCGAATCGCATCTTCGCTGTAACCCTCAACGCCGATTAACGCCTGAAGGTCTTCACGAGTTAGCTGGTGCAGCTCGATAACTGGCATGCTGTGGATGTCATCGCCCCACGGTGCCCAATAGAACTTATAAGGATCAACGCGCTCCCACTCGTCGCGTACGTCCTCAGTGACCGCCATACCGCCGTCGACGTATGTTAATTTCTTACGTTTACGTGGTACTGGGCCTTTCATCACCGCAAACGGGAACGTTGCGATGTCGTCTGTTAACTGGTGAACAGCTTTAGAAAAACCACCCTCTAAGAGTTGGTCTTCCATCTTCTGCTCCATGCGATCAACACGTTTCTCAGCTTCATCTTTGAGCTGGCGCATCGCTGTGTCACGCATACCGCGAACCAACTCACGCATCTGCATCTCATCGATAGGCATGCCGCCCATCGCATAGTGCTGCTCGATGTTAGCTTGAAGAATCTGCTGCATCTTCGCCTGAACATCAGGCGGTACATCAGGAATAGGTGTTGGCGATAGCGACCATGGCTTATCTGCGCCAGTGCCTAGAAGCGTATCGCGCATCCATGCAGTAGCAGTACGGCACTTGTTAGACACAATGCCCATAAAGATTTCTGAGCCGCCTTGATCACGGATGTCCGCGAGCTTATCTGGCTCATATTCCATGTTCCTCGCACGCACACACGCATCGAGGCGGTCTTCAACGTACTGTCGCTTGTGATCACGCATAACCTCCCAACGCTTACGGACATGACCTACTAGGCCATCAACAACAGGTTGTTGACGTTCTTCTTCAGCTCGCTGTTGAGCTTCAGCTTCTAGCTGAGATGCGCTGACCGCTGGGATCAGTCCAATTCCAAATGCCATCGCAGGTTCCTATAGAGGTTTTTTGGACAAATATCACCAAAATGTTAACACGTCAACACGTTAAGTCCAGCCTGAAGCCTTAACATGTTTAATCTCACGTCGTTTATTGGTCTCCATCGACTGTCCAAACACCTCGCCACCATCTGCATGGAGGCACATGTACTGGAATGAGTCAGCGATGTCTGACCACGGGTGTGACTTCTCCGGCTTCTCGTCTTTAACCCCTTTGGTGTTTATTTTGTACCGATATTTACCGGCTAACGCCTGAATCAGGGGTTTTGCCCCTTCACCATCGCAAATCAGCCCATATTTGCCATCGACAACACGGGTTAAATACTTATCAACGGCGGCAAGTCTTGCTGCGATAGCGTTTGAGCGTGCAGGTTTCACTGAAAAACCTTCCGCTTTGTAAATATCCGCAACCGTTCGCTCGTCTGTCTGCACCCGCTGGAACGCCGCTGGGTCAATAATCACTAAATATTTCCTACCGGGGAACTTATTGGCTAAAAGAGGTTTAAGTTTTTCGCGAACAAAGCGAAGAGCGCCCATCCCATCAGATATGAGAGCATCATAAATGACCAGTCGTCCATCGTGCGTTACCTGTCCTATGGTCGCCGCCGGCGTTAAACCCGCATCGACACCGATTAAAATGGGCGAATCGGAGAAAATTGGCGTGATTCTCTCCTTCGCAACGTGATTTTTACGGTCAAAACTCTTAAAAACAGGCTGACCTGAGAGCGATTTGCCGAATTTCGCGTGTATATAGACGTCTATCCAGTCCTCAGTTTTGCCCTGAGCGAGGTTGTCATAGTAGTCATCAGGCAAAAATTCAGTCCAATCCGCCTCTGGCGCCAGCCCCGACGGCTGAATTGTGACGTGTACGTTGTCCGGCGGCTCAGATAACAGCGTTTCCCAGAACGTATCTTGGTCTGGCGGGTTGGTCATCCCCCATAAGTGCGCGTTCGACTTGCCGTCGTCCGTCTTACAACCCACCCCATTCATCATTTTGTCGGGATAACGACCTAAACGACCTTGTGCAGCGTTAAAAATGTCGGGGTGGATTTCCCTGAACTCATCGAATATGAAAAAGCTAGCCTGTAGCGAGAGCAACCTACGAACGTCATTTGCATCGTCGAGACCACGGAAGAGGACTTCACACTCAATGTCACCGACTCTAATGACGAATTTGTATTCCGTTTTAAGAAACGCACCCATCACCCCATCAGGTATCCACTTCATAAAATCAGGGATACTGGTATCACGCAGCTGCTCACGGGTGTTCCGCACCCAGATAGCGCGAGAGCGCCGCACACCGTCTTTGCAGGGCGCCATTTGTCCTGCGTGGTACAGAATTTTCATAATGCCGGCAGTCGTCTTCGTCGATCCGACAGGCCCAACCGCTAAGGCAATGAACTTATCTGAGTAGAAAAAGTCGTCGAGGCTTTCGATCACCTCAAAATCTATCGCATGCGTCACGCTTCAATCGCCGGCTGAGAGTTACCTTCAATCGTAATAGCGTCTTCGCTATCTTTACGACGTGTGATGTTGATCACGACCTGTGGTCCACCGTCTGAATCACTAACATCTTTTCCAGATGCGGAAATCTTACGCAACACTTCCATGATCGACGCCGTCGCCGACGGCGACACACTCGCGTCTGTAGCGCAGCGTATGGTCGCTTTCTCCATCAGGTACGCCAACTGCACACGAGCTGTTGCAGAGAGCGCGTCCAGCTCACCTTTGTGAATCGCTTCTAACAGTGCTGGCGGAATCGCCATGATTTGCTCGACTTGCGGATTGGTTACGTCGATTTCAGACATAGGTAACTCCGTTCAATTTGTTCACATGTTAGCACAAAGGTGGAATCTGAAAATACTGGGCGGGATTTTTTGGGGTGGAAAAATAATAACCACAAAATAAATAAGGGCATTGCTAAAAATAGGGGGCGCGATGAACGGGGTACATGTGGGTGTGACCCACCCCCCACCCCCCTCGGTCAGTCCCCCCGTCCAGTTCTTTTTTCAAATCGGTTGGTTGTGTCAATCCCTTATGTGTCCAAAGGCGGGACGTTAAGCATAAGCCTAAGACATGGGATACATAGCGTATCCGAGTAAACCTAGCTCAAAGCGCGAGTGGCGAGCCGAAGCAATGGCAAGTGGGAAATAGGTTTACGCAACATGGTTGCAAGGTACAAGTAAAAAAGCGATTAACGAATCGTGTACCACGCCGCCCGCTGAGGGAGTCCGGCTCGCCGATACTGAACGACATACTTAACGAATCGGCTTTTCTTTTTAATCACTTAATCACTTAATCACTTAATCGAAAGGAATAAATTATGGAATATTTAAACGCTCAAGATACCGCTAAACTGGTTAAATCTGTTGTAACTCGCGCAGGTAAATGGACTAATGATGTTCAACGCGCTGCGCTTAACTGTATCAATCACCTTAAAGAGCATGGCGACTCAACGCTTGCTGTGAACCTAGTACAAGGTTTATCAAAGACTGACGGCGTAAATAAGTCAGCACTCAAGAATTACATGGAAGCATTCTGCATCGGCGAATTTGTCGAGCATGAAGGGGTAATGGGTTTTAATTTTGATCAAGGCAAAGGTCGCGAAGATATTGATCTTGCAATGGCTGAAGTCGTTAACTGGTCAGCATTCAAAAAGCCATCTACCAATACGGCTAAAAACTTGGATGAATTGATTGAGGTATTCCTCAAGCAAATCGACAAGTCAGTAAAGGCTGGCAAAGTTACCGACATCGAGCGCGAGGTTGTCACCAAAACCCTAGCCGACATGATCAACACTGATGAAATGGTTGATCAAGTACTCAAGGCAGTTGCTTAACCAACCGGCACCCCTTCGGGGGTGCTTTTATTTTTCTTTACCTATCATGGGCGCACCACTCGCTCATACCAAATGTTAACCATTGTTACCAAATTTCTTGTAAGTGTAGGTAACTCATTGATTCTAGCTAAATTAGTTACTTTAGCATCGCGTAAATTCTCTAAAACTACGCTAACTCATTGATTCTAGCTAAATTAGTTACTTTAGTTACTTTAGTCGCCAAAATCACAAGGTCTAACTTTTTCATGCAGACCTGTTTAACGGCAGAAAGAGTACTCACCTCGCCTCGCACGAGACGTCTATTATTTTTCTTACTAAAGTAACTAAAGTAACTAATTTAATTAAAATCAATAACTTACAGCACCTCATG